GTGCGAGTTCCGGCGTCCACTTGGCGCGCAACTTACGAGTAACGGCTGTAACAGCAATTGACTCGATCTTGATATCGATCTCAGGAATCTCTCCGTCGTCCTGGTCATTAACACCAGCAGTAAAGTCAGATTCGAAACCAGGAACCGTGATGGTTGAACCAACACCGCTCTCGACGTCAACAGAAGCTGAACGTACGAAGGATGCAGCGAACTCAGTTGTAGTACCAGCTGAAAGGTCTGTCAACAGAACAAAAAGAACGTGATCACCACCGAGAGGATCAGGTGAGAAAGCTGTAACAGCATCGCCTGATCGTGTAACTGTACCTAACTGGTTCAATCGACGAAGGTTAGCTGACTTACCGCCTTGGAACTTTTCGCCCCACATATCTGCAGATCGATCAGCACCGTTACCGACTAGAGCGACCTCGCGGATCATTGTCTTGTCGAGAAGATTGGTTGCTGCGTAAGGTGTTGCACCGTCCTCTAGCTGTTTGACTGGCACACATGCAATTGAAAGCTCATTGCCATCAGCAATATGCTGAAGAATTTGAGGATCAAATTGAAGGTGCTTTCTCAATGTATCAGTTAGAGACGCAGTGACCAATGATTTCACAAGCATGTGATCATCTGTATCGCCAACAATACCAACTACTGAGTCCAACGCCACACTCTCACGAGCACGTGAGTAACCAGCGCCAGCAAGATCATACTGACCGCCTGCACTTAGTGAGCCAGAGCGGATGCCCTTACCTGCTGGGTTGTTGTAAATCGACTGTCCAATTTCATATGGACCGTCAGTCTGATCGCCACCAGTGATTTTATCACCGTATGTGTAATCAAGATAGAAGAGAAGTCCCGAAGGAAGACTCATTGGCTGAATTGAAACAAGATCGTTAGCAATCAATCCACCGAAAACTCGGCGAACGATTGGGAATGCGATGTTTGAGAAACCGCGGATATCACTGTTACCGGCTGTGCCAGCACCCATATCCGAAGCCTCTTTCAGAACCTGTGCGGCCTGATTCTCGAGCATGCGGGCCATATTCTCACGGTGTACTCCGTCTAAACCACGGAGGAGACCTGTGCGAGACCACTTCTCGAGTAGACGACTGTTTTGGGTTCCGAGATGTCGTTCCCGGATTCCCTCAGTCAATTGCTCAAGTGAAAAATTAGACATTGTTTATCTCCTAAAGTTTGTAATGTGCCTAAGTGTTGTTGGGTTAGTCCTTGTGAAGACCAGCAAGGGTTGCCCATCGATCTACTTCAGCCCCATTGTTGGCAGGCGCACCTGACCGGGTTGATTTAGAAGACGATCCGAGCGTCCGTAGCGATCCCTCGTTAAGATTCTTACGAGGAACCTTGTTGAGAGATTTAGTCAGAGACTGATACAATAGCTTTGATTCACGAAGCGTTTTGGCATTATCTAGTGCCTCAACAATTGCCCGCTGTTGCTTTTGGGTCAAGTTTCTGTTTTGCATAAGCTTATTAGCATAAAGCAGCTTAGCATTAAAAAGATTCATTTCTGTTAGCTGAGCTTTGAGAGCGTGTGCGGCTTTCTTGTACTCGTTTAACTGACGCTGTGTTGAGGAGGAAGCCTTACGACCTCTTCTTGACTCAGCAATTCTACGCTGACGACGCGCCATACGGCGACGACGTGACTCAGGTAGTGCAGGACCCGCATCAGGCATTGGTGCATCACCAAGCTCATCCTCGAGTGCGTCTAAGAGGTCATCCTCATCGACGTCGACGAACATTTCGTCTTCTGCATCTCCACCACCGAATGAGCTATCACCTGATCCATCGACCGGGTCATTTTCATTTAGTGAACGAAGGCGTTTGATTTCACGTCGGAGTGCAGCTTCATCGATCTCATAGACCTCTTCTAGCTCTTCCTCTTCCATATCTCCACCTTCTTCTTCTTCTCCGTCTTCGTCTTCGTCTGCACTAGCCTGGACGACATCGACATCGAGCGCATCAACAGAGGCCTCTGCGGGATCCTCCACTCCTAGCGCTTCGAGATCTTCGTCGCTTAGCACAAGATCAAGCTCTGAAAGTGCTTGACGACCTGTTGCTTGACTATCTTCCGCCTCGAAGAGGAAGTCGAAGATATTTCTGTTATTACGCTTTGACATATCTCTCATCTCCTTGATTATAGCGTCAACTCTCGCTCTATTTAGAACACCACCGTTAGTGTTCTGTTCTGTAATTATTACGCTCTCACGTAAACTAACTGCCTCACGTGCCAGAGATTCAAAAATCTTTGCAGTCTTTAACTGAATGCTTTGATTTTTGGAACCTTTAGCGAATGTAAGGGCTTCTCTAAGGAG